TAGGAGAAAGACCTGTCTTTTTAGTAACAGGAGCTTGCAAGTTTCCACCTGTTGCTTGGTTATACTTCTTACGGCCAGAAGCAGTAAGACCCCCTGTAGGGTCTTTATCCTTCTTGGTAAGAGATACACCTTTAGACATAAAAAATGTAAGCTATTTAAAATATAACACTATTACGTAAACTTTAAACTATCTCTATCTTTTTGTTTTTTTCTTCTATGTTGATAAGTAATATTTTTAGAACTTGTCTTTTCTTTTTTAAACCTAGTTTTTTCTGCTTTAGTCATTTCACCTGTAGTCTTGGGAGTCTCACTACTAACTCTTTTTGAAGGTCTGCAAGCAGGGTAAGGTCTGCCCTTTTCATTCGTACCTCGACCACATTTCTTGCCTGTTTTGACATCAACCCATTTCTCTTTAAACCATCTATCAAGACTCATTTGCCTACATCTTTTTGTGCTTTATTATGTGCAGCTTTAAATGAAGAACCTTCACGCATTAGCTTCTTCATCATATCCATGTGCTTTTTAGAATGATGCTCTGAATGTTTTTTCAGAGTTCTCATTTGACTAAGAGTAAGTTTTGTCACGAGTAGCCACCGCCAGCAGCTTTGTATTCTCTAACAAGTTGTCCACTTGCATAAGCACTAGGCCACTTCTTTACCCTAGCTTTTACTTTCGCTTTTATTCTTGCGTAAAGTTTTGGATTTGTAGGTTTAGCCATTAGCCAAATACGTTAGAACCTGCTAAACGTGCTTTTACATTTTCTGTATAAGATACATCTTTCTCCCAACGAGGATCAGACATAGCAGTTACTACTTCTTGTGTTGATCTAAATGGTGTAGGTCCACTAGCAGCAGGTCTACCTGAGTACAGACTTGGTTCAATTCCCATAGCGTTATTGTATTGTGAATAGATACCTTGAACAGCCAACTTAATAGCAGGTCCATCTCCTGTATCAGTTAACTTATTAAACGCTTTAACGTCATCAGCAGGTAGATTTTCTATAGCCCAAGAAACCATTTGACCATAGCTTTCATCTCCACCTACTGAATCTTTAATACCTTGTGCATCTACTTCACCTGCCATAGAAGCATTGCGAAGACCATCTAAATAGGTGTCAACAATTTGTCTTGAGAAGCCAGCATCAGATAGTTTACTGTAATCATCTTCAGAGATCTCATCATTCTCTGCAAAGCGATCTGATATATCTTGTGCATCAATACCAACTTCCTCTAGTACCGAAGCAAGACCATCTCCATAAAATTCTTCGGCATTAAATTCAGAATCATTAGTTTCTGTTTCTTGTTCTTCTGTCTGTTCTTCTGTTACACCTTCTGGTTCCTCTCTGGTTTGATCTATAGCACCAAGCTTACCTTCGAGTTCTTTGTAGCTGTTTGCTAAATCCTCTACAGTTTTAAACTTACCTGCATACAGGCCATTGTCTTCTTTTAAACCTTCCAAGTCTGAAGCAGACATTGGTGGTGTCTCTGAAACATTTACTTGTGATGAAGTCATAGTGGTTTTCTTTTAACTATAGTGAATTGTACTGCCATGTCTAGTAGTGACATCACCAGACTTTTCAGGTACAGGGTTTTCTTCGTTAACACCTAGTTCGCTAACGATAGCTTTTTCAGAGACAAACTTTCCGTCATCATCTCTTTTTCTACTGGACTTTTTACTGGGCATCTTGAGGTTCCTCCGTTGGTAATTGTTGTGAAGCATCAGCTAATTTTTTAGGGTCAACTAATGGTGAGCCTAAAGCAGCAGGTCCAAGACTTTGAATAAGCTGCTGTTGTTGTGCAGCTTCTTGTTCTGCTTGGATCTCTTCTTGTGTTTTTACTAGGTTAGCAGTATCTATACCGATACTGGTAGCAAGACGTTTGACCGCTTCATCTACATTGACGTATTGTCTCATTACATCTGGTCCTAATGCTTGAGCTACAGTACCGATAAACTCAATCAGTTTGTTTCTATCATTACCCCTACCAAGTCCTTGAAGTCCTGTCACTATCTTGGGTTTGACCAGACTATCAGGCAGCTTGGGAACTTTGCCCTGTCTTACCAACAAGTGCATACGTCTTCTTAGATATGGCAGTTGAAACTCTTGTGTCAAGATACTGTAGATACCACCAAGACTATTCTCTAGTTCTTGTGCCATAAGATTTATCTCTGCTGCTGTCACTCTTTCTGCGTCACGTTGTACTGATCTTGCCATCAAGAAAGCAAACTCAAGTCTTGCTTCTATTCTTTGTATAGCACTAAAAGCAACAGAAAAGTCTGCACTTTTGCCAACTTGCATTACAGAAATATCTGCTGCTGTACCTTCTCTTACTGCTCCATTGGGTGCTTTACTAATAGTCGCTGCCCTTGTGACCCCATTCGGATTGACCAGAAATAAAGTCTTGGCACTAGCAGCAGCACCTTCGATTATTGCTTGCATTAAAGACTCAAGACTAATCAAGTCTCCTCTGTATTCTTCTACATAACCTCTACCATAATCTTCACCATCAACCCTAATGAATCTAAGAGGTAGCCAAGGTGTTACATCTACTCTTGATCTACCATCTGTGTTTGGTATCTTTTCTCCTTTACATTCTTGAAACCAGAAGACATCATCATTAATCCTTTTTATATGTGTATATATATCAAGGTCATCTGTCATTGTCTTAGCGTCATAGTTCTCTTTCTTCTTGATCTGTTCTAAGAAAGCAGCAGGTAAAGCTTGTGGGTGTATTGTTTCTTTAGTAAGGATTTCTAAAACATTACCTACTTCATCACGCTTACAAACAAACTTAGATAATGGAAAGACTTTAAGACCTGCATCTGTTAGATATAACAAGACATTACCTGATACGACTAAATGTTTAATAGCTTCAAACATGGCAACTCTGTCATTAGATATTTCTATCTGATTCATCAAAGCATTTTCTATTGTGCGTAGTCCTTTATCTATCTCACTCTGCATTTGTTCTTGCCCTTGCTTTCTTATCTCAAGAGCATCTATTTCTAATTTAAAAAATGCTGTGCTTGGAGGAAGCAAAGTCATTAATAATTTATTTGACAAGCTGTTCACACCACGGCTACCAGTAGCTTGGAAAGGAGTTTTTATCCTTGCCCTTGTTCCTGATGTCTGTTCTGGTATCAAACTAGGTATCGTTAGCTTTGAAGATTCTTTTGCTTCTCTATCGTAGACAGACCTACTACTAACAAGTGCTTCATACCTACCTGCTGCGGTTGTGCCTTGTGCCGAGTATTCCATATTAAGTTGGATAGTTTAAATCTCCAGAATTACCACCACCAAGCAATGGTATTTGTAATGATTTGGTTCCAGCTTTTCTACCCATAGCAATTTTTGTCTCAGCTTTCTTTTTCTTTTGCTGCTTACCAACAACTACTGCATCAGCAGTTTCTTCTATAGGAGAATCAACTGGTTCGGGTGCAGGTGCAGGTGGGGGTGAAGGTCGTGATCCAAAACACATGGTAGGTTTATATTATTTTTTCCTTATACTAGCATGAACTAAATTAAAGTCTTCTTTTTAGTTTGCGTTAGCTTTTGTGCTGTAGCAATAGTTGGGTTAGAAAAGTTTTTAGTTTGTTTTTGTTTCTTAATTTTTAAAGTTTCTGCTGCTGTATCTTTCTTTTCGGTATCTTCAAGACCTTCCTGTTCTCCTGTAATTACAACAGGGTCATTCTTGCTTTGATACTTTGCAACTCTTGGTTGAGTACTACCACCACCACCAAAACACATAGCTAGTTCTCCAATACTCTATTAGTTAACATAGTTTCTTTTTGTCTTAGTTGCTGTTCGATTAGATAGTCAACAACAGACCTTTGCCCTGCACGATACCACACTTCACGATCTGATAGCGATAAGTCTGGGTGTCTGTTAGGAAACACAGCATCTAAAGCTTGTATAAGTTCGTCAGTAATTACAGGTAAAGACACAAAAATTAAAGAGCTATCTCTATATTATATGTTAGTCTGTAGATAGCAAGGAGTGGTTACCTTGTTGCAACGCTAAGAAAACCTCAAGGGTGTGGTTCCTCTTGGGGTTTTCTTTATGGAAATCTATGCTATATTGATTTTAAGTTTTAATTAAGGGCTGATCTTTGGGGACTTTTTTTAAAACTTACTAAGTAACCAGACCCATTATCAAACAGTTAAATCGGTCACTGCTCTGTTGGAGCGTCAGTTGCTTATATACAAAGAAGCACTAACAACCCATGCTACTGCGTTGTTGGTGCTTTCTTTTATGGGTTCCAAAGTTTTACTTCACCTGTATTGTAATCATAATCTCCTTCTCGCAGTATCCTTGTAAGTCTTGCGTTCAAGATAGCATCAGCAATCGTGTAACCTTTCTTAGTATATGTCTCCTGTACTTTAGACCATAGTGCTTCTTTAGTATCAGGTGTATTAGCTAGTGTCTTTGAAGCTGTAACCATACCCATACCTTTAATACCTAGTATCCCATCACCAGCATCACCAGCTAACGACATCTCAAACCAATGCCTGTCTGCTTTCTTGTTTGTTATATGTTCTATCGAATCATCAGCTATAAGTTTGCAT